AGATCCTAGTTATCCAGTAAATGTAGCCTGGGATCTAGGTTTTAATGATGCAACAAGTTTAATATTTTTCCAACAGATTGGACACATGATCCACATCGTTGATTTCTATGAAAACAACAATGAGCCTCTGCCTCACTATGCAGAAGTTATAAAAGAAAAAGATTATGTCATTGGTCAAAATTATGGACCACATGATTTAGAACAGACTGAATTTGGATCTGGTAAAACCAGAAGAGAAGTTGCTTATCAAATGGGATTGCGTTTTAAAGTTGCTCCCAGGATGGCAATCGAAGATGGCATACATGCTGTAAAAATGCTTTTGCCAAGATGTCTAATAGATGTCGATAACTGCACAAAATTAATAAATGCTTTAAGGCATTACCATCGTAAGTTTTCTGACAAAGAAAGAACTTACAAAATTAAACCAGTTCATGATTGGAGTTCTCATGCGTGTGATGCGTTAAGAACTTTAGCAACTGGAATAACAGAAAATAAATATAACCAAAACAAAAGACAGCAAGTTGCTGACACTAACTACAAGGTACTATAATGAAAATAAAAGAACATATTCCACATATTATTCAAGAACATAAAACAACATGTGCAGTAGTGGCTGTAATCATAATTGTTTTAGCAATACTTTAAAAAATTATGGGATCAATATTTAAACCAAAAATTCCAGCTCCTCCTCCAATCGTTATGCCAGAGCCAGTTGATGTTCCTAATTACGAAGATGAGGAAAGAGATGCTGCTGCTAAAGCAGAGATGTTAGAAGCTGAAAGAAAAAGAAAAGGCAGAAGATCTACTATCTTAACTGGTAGCGGACTAAACGAAATCGAAGATGCAAATGTCGATAAGAAAACTTTACTAGGCTAATTATGTTTTCAACAATAACTAAATTTTTTCAAAAGAAAAAGAAAAAAGTAGAAGAAGCTTTAGACATTCCAAAGATTTTAATTTTAGAAGATATAACTTATGAGAATGAAGTTAAGCAAACTAAAACTAAAGACACTAAAGAAACTAAATCTTCACTAACATTTGGAGATAAATAATTATGGGTGGACCTTCTGGTGGACAAGGTGGCGGCAGAACAGATGCTGGACCAAATAGAACTACTGCAACTAAAATTGGTGTAGGTAACATAAATGAAAAAGGTAAAAAGACTAGATCTTATAAATCTGATAATCCAAATGCCTTTAGAAATCGTGGTGCAGAAAAAATAAAAAAAGGAGTTAAAACTCCATCATTAATGGTTAATGCTGCTGCTGCAATATTATCTAAACCTTTACAAGCTGGATCAAAAGTTACGAGAGATTTTTATACTGATAAAGTTTTAGGATCAAAAAATTTTAAAGGTCAAACTAAAACAGAATTTTTAAGCATGAGTGCTACTGACCAGGAGAAACAATATAAAAGTTATATTGATAATAGAACTTCTGGAAGAACAGATGCTTATGGAAATGACATCTCAAGAGATGGTCGAACTGGAGAAAATAAAAAATCTATTGAACAACCAAAAGTAGCTTCACAAATGGATAATACTGAAGTGAAGTCCGATCTAATTACAGCTGATAAGACAGCTCCCACAGAAGTGGAGATGACGCAAGACGAAATCAATGTTGCTAACAAAAGAGGTAAGAAAACTAAAACAATCTTAACTTCTGTTGTTGGAGACAAATCAAACGCAACTTTAAGTAAGAAAGTTTTATTAGGATAAATTATGAGCTTATACAGAAATATAAATAAAAGAAAAAAAGCTGGTACTTCCAGATCTAAAAAGAAATCAACTATATCAGCTAAAGCTTACAAAAATATGAAAGCTGGTTTTCCGAATAGCAAAAAGAATAAAGCTAAAAGAAAAAAGAAAAGATAATGCAATCACAAGAATTTAGAACTTTGGCTAAACAGCTAAAAGACAACCTATCTAGGTTAATGGAAAAGAGATCCAACTTTGAAAGCCATTGGCAAGAAGTTGCAGATCTTATGCTACCTAGAAAAGCAGAGATCACAAAAGAACGAGCAAGAGGCGATAAACGACATACACAAATATTTGATGCAACGGCTATACATGCTCTGGAACTTTTGGCTGCATCTCTGCATGGTATGTTGACTTCATCTGCGAATAGATGGTTTTCATTAAGATTTAAGGAAACACAATTAAATGAAAGCGATGAAGCGAAAGAATGGTTAGAGGACAGTACACAAAGAATGTACGATGTAATTTCTAAATCAAACTTTCAACAAGAAATATTTGAATGTTATCATGATCTGATTGCCTTTGGCACATCATGTTTAATGATTGAAGAAGATCAAGAAGATGTATTAAATTTTTCTGCAAGACACATTAAAGAAGTTTATATCCAGGAAAACAAAAAAGGTTTTGTCGATACTTTATACAGAAGATTTAAGATGCCAGCTCAAGCTGTTATATCTAAATTTGGATTTGAAAATGTATCAAGAGAAGTTCAAAACACAGCAAACAAAAATCCATTTGATGATATAGATTTAGTTCATGTTGTTAGACCAAGATTAGATTTTGATCCTAATAAAAAAGATAAAAAGAATATGCCATTTCAAAGTATTTATTTTGAATATGGTAGTGGTCATATAATTTCATTAGGTGGTTTTTTAGAAAATCCTTATGTCATTCCAAGATACTTAAAAGCTTCTACTGAACAGTATGGAAGATCTCCAGGAATGAATGCTTTAGCAGATGTAAAAGTTTTAAATAAGATGGTAGAAAATAGTTTAAAGGCTGCCGCAAAACAAATTGATCCTCCTCTACTCATTCCAGATGACGGAATGTTAGCTCCTATTAGAATGTCTCCAGGCAGTATTAATTATTATAGATCTGGATCAAGAGATCGAATTGAGCCATTAAATATTAATGCTAATAATACAATTACTATTAATAACGAAAATCAAAGAAGAGATGCTATTAATAAAATGTTTCATATCGATCAGTTGGTTGTAACTGAAAATAGAAACATGACAGCGACTGAAGTAATTCAAAGACAAGAAGAGAAGATGAGAATACTTGGTCCAGTATTAGGTAGGTTACAATCTGAATTATTATCTCCATTAATAACTAGAGTATTTAATATTCTTTTAAGAAATGGATTGTTTATACAATCTCCAGATATTCTTCAGCAACAAGAATTAAAAATAGAATTTGTATCTCCAATGGCATTAGCACAAAGAGGACAAGAGCTTCAGTCATTAATGAGAGGATTAGAAATCTTTGGATCACTTGCTCAAACAATGCCAGTTATGGATTACATAGATGAAAATGGATTAGTTAAAAACATTATTGATATTTTAGGATTACCAGCAAAAGTTATTAAATCAGATGCTGAAGTAGAACAAATTAGAACTGAAAGAGCTGAACAAGAAGCACAACAAATGGAAATGCAGCAACAAATGGCTGAAACACAAATGGCGAAGAATGCAGCTCCAATGGCAAAAGTAGTTCAAGATGGATCACAATAAAGAAATAGAAAAAAAAGTTAAACAGCTCCGAGAAGATTACAAAACAGTTTTCGGAACAGACGAAGGCAAAAGAGTTTTAGAGGACATCTCAATAAGATGTCATGAGAGTTCGACTACTTTCTCAAAAGATAACAGTCATGAGACCGCTTTTTTAGAAGGACAAAGATCAATGCTTCTTTTTATCAAAGCAATTCTAAAATCAAAATAACCAATAGGTATATATGGAAAATCAGACAACTGCTCCAGCGGAGCAATCTGAACAGCCAACAGAAGTTGTTCAGAATAATACTGTAATAACTGAAGTTGCAGAAAACCAGGAAACAAATTTTAAAGATTTAATTCCTGAAGGTTTCAAAGAAGAAAAAGCTTTGGACAATTTTAACAATATGGAAGATTTCGTAAAAAGTTATCTCCATGCACAAAAGTTAGTTGGAGCTGATAAAATTCCAGTTCCTAATAAGCATGCAACAGACGAGGATTGGAATGAAGTATTTAAAAAATTGGGTGCTCCAGAAAGTCCAGATGATTATCAATATAACATCAAAGATCAAGAACTGGATCAAACGCAAGTTAAAGAATTTAATAAAGCTGCACATCAATTAGGATTACTTCCTAAACAAGCTGAAGGCTTAATTAAGTTTTATAATGAGATGAATGGTAACAATGCTGCATCTCAAGAAGAAGCTGCTGCTGAAGCACAGTTACAAACTGAAACTGAACTTAAAGCAGAGTTTGGACCACAGTTTAATAAGAGACTTGACCAGGCTAAAAAGCTTGCTGTTAATTCTTTAGGATCAGAGTTTTTAGAAAATACTTATCTTAAAGATGGATCAAGACTTGGAGACAACATCAAAGTTATAAAAGCTTTTTCTGAACTAGCTGACAAATTATCTGAAGATGAAATCATCAAAGGCGATGGATCTGAATATATGACAGCTAAAGACATCGAAAAAGAAATTAACGAACTAACTCAAGAAGGATCTGCATATTGGAGCAAAACACATCCAAATCATAACAAAGCAGTTCAAGAAGTCTTGAAGTTAAGAGAGATGTTAAATGGCTAATGAAAAATTTGAGCCAGGCGAAATAATAACAGAAACAGAAGTTAGACTTGAATGTTTAAGACTAGCAACTGAATTTGGTCCAGAGAATGATCGAAGAGATCCTCTGCCAATAGCTGAAAATTATTTTGACTGGGTTATGCAAACTTCAAAGCGACAATCTGAAAAGACCGCCAAGAAAAAAGACAAAGTGAAGTCTTAAAATTCACAGATGCGACCTCCTCTTGGAGATAACCAAATCGATTAAATCAACCATAACAACATAAGGAGATTAGAAATATGTCTAATCAAATTACTACTGCTTTTGTACAGCAATATTCAAATAATGTACAAATGCTATCACAACAAAAAGGCTCTCTCTTGAGATCTGCTGTTGATGTAGAAACTGTTGTCGGCAAAAACGCATTTTTCGATCAAGTCGGAAGTG